TGAAACTAACGTATATCAATCGGCATTAGATAGATTTAGATATTTATTTGATGCCTTTGATAAAGTAGTTATTTCATTTAGTGGAGGCAAAGACTCTACTGTCTGTTTAAATTTAGGTTTAAAAGTAGCTAGAGAGAAAAACAAACTTCCTTTAGATGTATATTTTTGGGATGAGGAAGTCATAATGCCTGAAACAGTTGAATATATGATGAGGGTAAAAAATGATCCTGACATAAGATTAAAATGGTTATGTGTTCCCATTAAACATAGAAACGGAGGTTCAAGACGTAGCCCTTGGTGGTATCCATTTGACCCTGCTTGTAAAGATAAATGGGTTAGACAAATTCCAGATTTTGCAGTTACAGAAGTAGATGGTTTTAAATATCCTGAACACACAGTGCCTGATGTTTCGCATAGAGTTTATGATCATACTCACGGAAAAATTGCAGATGTAAGAGGTTTAAGGGCACAAGAAAGTTTAACTAGGTTTAGAGCAGTATCACATAGAACAAAAGATAACTGGATTACTGCGGCAAGAAGTGGATATTCTCACGGAGTATCACCTATTTATGATTGGACTTCTTCAGATGTTTGGTTAGCACCTAAGATTTATAATTGGGATTATAATAAAGTTTATGATGTTCTAGATAAGATGGGTGTAGGAAAAAACGAACAAAGAGTTTGTGTTCCTTTTGGTGAAGAACCAATGAGGGGTTTATGGCAATATAAAACAGGGTGGCCTAAACTTTGGGCGCAAATGTGTGATAGAGTTCCTGGAGCTTCAACTTCAGAAAAATATTCTAGAACACAATTATATGGTTTTGGAGGTATAAAACTTCCAAAAGGTAAAACGTGGAAAGATTGGTTTTATGACAATGTAGCTTTATATGATCCAACGCAACAAAAATTCATTTTAAATAATGTTAAAAATGCAGTAGGTAATCATTTAAGTCTAGTTAAAAGACCTGTACCTGATACAAAGCCTGATGACACAACTGGTTTATCCTGGAAAGGTTTATGTATGATAGCTTTAAGGGGTGATATGAAAGGCAGAAGATTAAGAACTATGTCTAGTCACGCAGACCCTGAGAAGAAAAAAATAATAGATGAAATGAGGTTAAAAGATGAAACAAGGTATTGATAAGCAACCTGTAAATAAGGTTGAATGGATAGATAGAAACGAATTAAATGCTAATGATTATAATCCAAATCACGTAGCACCACCTGAGTTAGAATTATTAAAAACTTCTATAATAGAGGATGGATGGACTCAACCTATAGTAATACTATCAGATAAAACAATTGTAGATGGTTTTCATAGATGGACACTATCAAGCGATCCTGAAGTAAGTGCTATGACAGATGGAAAGGTTCCAGTAGTTACTGTAGATTTTGATAAAGATCACCGAATGATGTCAACAATAAGACACAATCGTGCAAGGGGTACACACGCAGTATTAGAAATGGCTTCTATAGTTAGAAAAATGAAAGAAGATAATCTTTCAAATAAAGAAATTATGGAAAGACTAAGTATGGAAGAAGAAGAATTAGAAAGATTATTAGATAATTCAGGAATGACTATTAGAGGCACAAAACAAATAGATGGTTTTGGAAAGTCGTGGGTTCCTACTGATGAAAAATAATATTAAAAATCTAATTTTTTCAGCAAAAAATACAATTTACAAATTTTTAGAGAAAACAAAAAAACCATTAGTTGCTTTTTCAGGTGGCAAGGATGGTTATGTAGCTACACATATTGCATACAATTTAGGAATAAACGATCAAATATGCGAAACATCTTTTACATTTAAAAAACAAAGAGAACATATTTTTAAAATATCAAAAAAATTAAATCTAAATGTAACTTTCAAAAATTCACTTTCGTGGGAATGGTTAAAAAAAAATAAAAAAATTATATTTTCTAATGATTCAAAATTGAGAAGTTGGTCATTTGCACAAAGACATCAAAAAACAATTCATAAATTTATGAAAGAAAACAATTTTGATGGAGTAATAACAGGAAGAAGAAACGATGAAAATTCTGTTAAAGCTCCTATTTATTTTAATAAACACGGATTAAGTTGTCATCCCCTATACAATTGGAAAGAAGATGATATTTGGGAATACTTTAAATTCTACAACTTAGAAATTCCATACATATACTCAACAGACTTTGGAAAAAGTGAGGGAAATGCACCCTTTTATACTTTAAGAGAAAAGGATGTAGGAAATATAGAAAAATGCTGGGATATTTGTTTAAAAATTGATGATACGATTCCTAGAAAATTTTTAGAAAACTAAACATTATAAAAGGTATAAGTAAGAGTTAATTCCTCTCCTGATAGTATTTTTCTTCTAGAGCATAAAAAAAATGCGTTCTTAATTAATATCTTCTTGCAGTTAGATTCATCTAAATGATTTATAAATCCTCCTAATGGCGTTCTAATATATCTTTTATTAATAAGATAATGCGATACACCCATAACAAAATTAGATTCTATATCTTTTACTGCATATAATCCTAAACCCTCAATTTTAGATGGCTTAATAGTCAGATAACTGGGCAAAGGTCTGTAATGTTTTTTCATACAGACCTCTACCACTTACGAGGGAAAATTTAAAGTTATTTCAAGACTTCGTTATTATGCTTTCTTGCACTCTCAACTGATTTTCTAGCACGTTTTAAATAATGAAATCTATCGCTAGAACCAAAACCCTCACCCTCAGGCCAGTCATTCAGTCCACATAGATCTTCATATGCTACATCTATTTCATACTTAGTTTCTACCATCCCAACTGTGATACAATCATCTAACATATTTCGAGTAAGATGTTGCTCATTTTTATATTGCTTTTTCACATAGGCATACATTTCTCCTGAAGTCATTTTCTTGATATAAATATCAGGATTTGTAATCATTATATCTTTGTAGTCTTTTTTTGCATCGTATGTACTCATATTGCCTCCTTTCTATATCCAATGTTGTTCGTTATCTTCTATATACTTAATAGCATTATCAATATTATCTTGAACTGCCATCAATCTCCAATGCCCCTCAGTATATCTACCAAGAAAATCTGCTGGACCTTTAATCCAATAAAATATTGAAAATCCTCCTCCAGCTTCATCTCTCTGCTCAACCATCTTAAATTCTGCATCTTTATGAGTTGCATACAGAATATCTATTCCTTTTCTTACTTCTGTAATATGTGCCATTATATTATCCCTCCATTTTTTAACATTAGTAATAAGAAAATAAATACAACAACAAGTTGCACTATTTCTGCTTTGGTATAGAATTTACCCATAGTAGTCCTCCACTCTATACTCCTCAACACCTCTAACTCTATTAATACCAAGATACTTTGTCAGCTTACCCTTAGGCAAAGCACCTGTTTCTGCAAATCCAAGAAGTAAAAACCACGTTGGTAATGCAAGTCCTATTAGTATAAATATCATCATTTTTTATCTCCGTTTTTTGTTATCTAAACTTACCAAATCTGTGCTGGTAGTCAATACTTTTTAATACTTTTTATTAACAATTATTACTGTTATTTTAGGTCAAAATGGGTTATTTTAGGACAAAAAGGGAACACAATTAGAACAAAATGCGAATATGAGAAGAAAAGCTAAAAAAGTAAAATTAGCAGACTTAGATAGGGTAGTTGGCGAATGTAAGTATTGTAAAAAACTTATCTACTCACAGGAATCATTCGTGGTATTTGCTACTAAAGAATATGCACATTATTCTTGCATGAAAGCTGATGATGAAAGACAGCACAAGTAATGCGTGTTTGATAATTAGCCATTAGTGATGTAATAATTCGGTGTATGTTCGGTTTAACAGTTTCTAATAGAAAAAAATAATGATTACTAAAGATATAGAAGAATCCAATAAGCACTATGAGTATTATCTAGTGTATCAGAATATGGGGTATAAACGCACCCTAAAGAAAACAGCAGAAGAAGTAGAACTATCAGTAAGAGAAATAGAAAAGGTATCATCAAGATATGGTTGGGTATCAAGGGTAGATAAGTTTGATAAGCAACAGGCACAGATTAGATACAATGCTATGAAGACTGAGATTCAAGAAATGGGTAAAAGACAGGGAAGTCATGCCTTACAAATGACATACTCACTAATAACACCAGCACAAGAGCTGTTAAAAAGATTAAAAGAAAAAAAGGAACTAGACTTTTCTAATTTGTCAGATGTAGATTTAGTTGCTATAGTCAGTAAAATTGCACATCCATTTAAGCTATTAACAGAAGTAGAAAGGGTAGCTAAAGGTCAAATAACAAAAGACAACATAGATCAATCAACTAATATAGAAGATGACTTTATTAAACGAATCGGACAAGACCAAGAGTCAGCAGAACTTGCAACTCGACTACTATCAAAAATTAAAGATAGCAACTAGTCAACCAGCAGGACTTGCTATGATAAATAGCAATTTCACCTGGCAGTTTCCAAAACATCTGCAGTATCTTAACTCTAAACTATTACAAGTTGCTAGTGGTAAGATAAAAAGATTATTAATTAATATGCCACCTCAACATGGTAAGTCAGAGTTTACTTCTAAATATTTTCCTGCATGGTACTTAGCAACCCATCCTCAGAATAAATTAATTTTAGCTAGTTATGAAACTAATTTTGCTGTAAGTTGGGGCAGAAAGAGTAAAGAGGTATTTGATGAATCAGTAGCTAAATATTATGGCGTAAAAAGAAACCCTGATATAAATATTCAAGGTAACTGGGAAACAGAACAAGGTGGTTCTATGTACTGCGTTGGTGTAGGTGGTGGTATCACAGGTAGAGGTGCAAACATATTTATAATTGATGACCCAGTAAAAAATAACGAACAAGCTATGAGTCCAGTTTATAGAGATAAAACTTTAGATTGGTATCAATCAGTAGCATCAACAAGATTATCCCCTGAGTCCTGCGTAATCATCATTATGACTAGATGGCACGTTGATGACTTAGCAGGTAGATTATTAAAACAAGCAGAATTAGATGGCGATAAATGGGAAGTAATTAGTATGCCAGCAATAGCAGAAGCCAATGACATATTAGGTAGAGAGGTAGGAGAGGCATTGTGGGAAAACAGATATTCAAAAGAAATATTACAAGAAAGAAAAAGACAAGTAGGTGAGTTTTGGTGGTCAGCTATGTATCAGCAATCACCTTATCTAAAAGGTGGTAGAGTATTTAAAGACCCTGAATTTTATGAACAACTACCTCCAGGAGGTAAAACAGTTATTGCAGTTGATTTTGCTTATTCTACAAAAACTTATTCTGATTACTCAGTTTGTGGTGTTGGTAAGATGTATGATGGTAAAGTTTATTTAATGGATTTTTGGAGAGGTCAAGTAGAAGCAACAAAATTTGCAACTATAATTAAACAATATCAAGAAAAGTATCAATCACCTATATATGCTTACATTGGAGGTACGGAAAAAGGTATCGTTGATTTTATGAGAAAAGAACATAACTTGAATATTATATCAAGACCTGCTAGAAACGATAAGTTTGTTAGAGCTCAACCTGTTGCATCTGCATGGAATAGTGGTAGAATAGTATTGCCTAAAGAAAATAAATGGGTAAATGTTTTACTTCAAGAGATTATGAGCTTTACTGGAGTAAGTGATTTAAATGATGACCAAGTAGATGTGTTATCAACTATTTATGATTGTTTACAGACAACTAATAAACCACTTTGGAGAGTAAGTTAATGGCAAGTATATTTGATAAGATTTTAGGAAGAAAAGAAGAAAAACCACAAAAGAAAGAAGCACCAGTAGTTTACTATAACAGCTTAGGCACAGACGTAAGTTATAAAGCTAGATACGATCAATTAGCAGAAGAAGGCTATCAACAAAACGCAATAGTGTATAGATGTGTTAATGAAATTGCAAATAGCGCAAGTAGAGTAGAAATAAATTTATTTAGAGGTGATCAAGAAATAGATAACCACCCATTATTAGATTTACTTTATAACCCTAGTCCAATGGTATCTAACGTAGAATATTTCCAGGCAGTATATGCTTACTTATTAATTTCAGGAAACAGTTATATGTTATCAGTTGGTAGTGATAGAGCACCTCCTACAGAACTGTACAATTTAAGACCTGATAGAATAAAAATTAATGCAGGTACTAGAGCTACTCCAAACTCTTATGATTATATAGTAGGTGGTCAAGTTGTAGAAAGTTATTTAGTAGATCAATCAACAGGTCTTTCAAAAGTTAAGCATATGAAAATGTTTAATCCATTAGATGATTTTTATGGCATGTCCCCAATTACATCAGCAAGTATAGATATTGATCAACACAACTTAGCAAATAAACATAACGTAAATCTTTTACAGAATGGTGCTAGACCAAGTGGTGCAGTTATATTTAAACCTAAAGATGAAACAGGTGCGGCGATGCAATTATCTGAAGTACAAAGAAGTCAATTAGTAAATGACATCAATCAAAGATTTGGTGGTACAGGTAATGCAGGAAAGCCAATGTTATTAGAGGGTGATTTTGATTGGAAAGAAATGGGTCTATCTCCTAAGGATATGGACTTTGCGAGTTTAAAACATATGTCAGCAAAAGATATAGCATTAGTTTATGGTGTACCTAGTCAGCTTATTGGTATTCCTGATTCACAAACTTATTCAAACTTTGCAGAAGCTAAATTAGCTCTATACAACGAAACAATTATTCCTTTATTAGATAAGGTTCAAGCTGATATGAACGAGTGGTTGACACCAATGTTTGGTGAAGATTTAGAATTAAGATATAATATAGATTCAATACCAGCTATGGCAGAACAAAGAAAAAGAGTTTTTGAATCTGTAAGCACAGGTGTTAGAGATGGAATTTTAACTCGTAATGAAGCTAGAGAGCAATTAGGTTATGAACCAATTGATGGTGCAGATAGTTTATTAGTACCAGCAAACTTAATGCCTTTAAATATAGCAGGTGAAGAAGATTCACCAAAAGATGAACCTGACACTAATCCAATGGAAGAAGAACAAGAGGAAGAAGAAGCACAACAAGATGAACAAGAACAAGTGCAAATTGAAAACGATATGGAAAGTGTTGATGAAGAATTAGATGAGGTTGTAAAAGCTGAGGGTGATATTGATACAGTACCAACAGATGGTATGGTAACAGAAGCTAAAAGAGGTATAGAGTGGAGAAAAGAATTTAATAGAGGTGGTACAAGAATAGGTGCAACTAGAGCAAGTCAAATAGTTGCTAAAGAAAAATTATCACCAAGAACAGTTAGACGTATGAATAGTTTTTTTGCAAGACACGAAGTAGATAAAAGAGCAGATGGATTTAGACCAGGAGAAAAAGGTTATCCATCAAATGGTAGAATAGCTTGGTCTTTGTGGGGTGGTGATGCTGGTCAAAGTTGGTCTAAAAAGAAATCAGCACAACTAGATAGAGAAAGAGGAAAGTTTTTAGAAGAGGGTGTTATAGAAGAAAAACAAGTTACAGCCGCAGTTAAAAAAGGATTACAAAATAAAGTTGATAAGCACAATGAGAAGCATGGAGATAAAGCAGGTAAAAGAGTTACATTAAGAATGCTTACTGCTGTATTCAAAAGAGGTATAGGTGCTTATAGAACTAATCCAGGAAGTGTAAGACCTAGTGTAACATCAGAAGAACAATGGGCTTATGCTAGAGTTAATGCTTTTTTATATGCAGTAAGATCAGGTAGGTTTAGAGGTGGTAAATTTGATTTAGATTTATTACCTAGTGGACATCCACTAGCAACGTAGAGGTTTTAATGGATAAAAAAATAATCTCAAAACTATTTATAGAAAGAGATAGGAAAGACAATCACGAAATTGTTATAAGAATAGGACCATTCACAAATGAGAATGATGCTGTTCATAGTGCATCATATATTTATGCTACACAGCAAATAGATATAACTGATTCAATAATACCAATGGGTGAAACAATACACTAATGATATTTAATGCAAGACAACTAAAGATATTCAAAAACGTAAAAAGACGTGAATGGTTTAGACAAAATAGATTAAGAGAACCATACATCAAACAGTTTACAGGCAGATTAAAGAACTATTTTAAAATATTAGGTAATGAACTAGGTGATGATTTTCGTTTTGGTTCTACAATAATGTTAGATATAAGACAAAGAAATGCTTTTGAGCAGTTAATTAATATATTTAAAATACAGTACAGAATTGTTGGATATGCCTTTAAAAACAACATTTTAAACAGGGAACAGAACGTAAAAGATTTAGATAGTGATTTTGATTTAGAATTAGAAAGATACATAGATGACAATGTTGCAACATTAGTTGTAGGAATTAACGATAATACTAGAAATAAAATACAAAATGTGATAAACGATAGTTTCGGTAATGGTCAATCAGTTAATCAAACTGGTAATGCTTTGAGAAATGCAATTGTAGGTATGGGTATTGCAAGAGCTAATTTGATTGCTAGAACTGAAGTACATAGAACAGCAAGTTTTGCTAATGAAATTGTAGCTGAATCTATGGGAATTGCAGGAACTAGAAAAGAATGGGTTTCTGTTAATGACGGAAGAACAAGAATTAGTCACGCATTAGCAAGTGGTCAGCAAGTAGGTTTGGAAGAACCTTTTATTGTAGGTGGTGATAGATTAAATTATCCAGGAGATCCAGCAGGTTCTCCAGGAGAAACTATAAATTGTCGGTGTGTATCTATTTACACAACGCCTGATTTCTTGTAGAGGTAGTAATATGGAATTAATAATTATGTTTTTAATAGGTTTAATAGCTGGAGTTGTAATTCAAAAGAAATACGGAATACAAAAGCTAGGTAAAACATTATGGCAAAATATTGACAAACACGTAATAAGTAAATTTGAAAAATAATGCCATTAGTTAAACCAAATAATAAAGAAAAGAGAGAGGATTTTATGAGTAGATGTATGTCTGATGACAAGTCTAAATCAGAGTATCCTGATGCAACACAAAGATTAGCAGTTTGCAGTAAGCAATTTGAAAATGGTAAAAAGGAGAAATACACTATGAGTGATATTGAAAAAATGGGTGATGCAATTAAAACCCTTACAGATGTAATAAGTCAAACAGAAGAAAAAGTATCTAGAGCTGAAGATCAATTTAATAATGAAGAAGATGCACTAGATAAAGCAAAAGAAATTGGATGTGTGGGAACACACTCAATGGATAAAGATGGCAAAACAATTTTTATGCCTTGTAAAACACACGATGCTTATGAAGAAGCAATCAGTAAAGGATATGGATCAGAAGAAGAAGAAGATAAATATCACAAAAAACCTAAAAAGAAAAAACCAATGAAAAGCATTTGTGTATGTCAAGATGATGGAGTATGCCAATGCGATACAGAGATTAAAAAATTAACCTTTCATTCGGAAGTAAAAGCTAGTGATGATAAAGGTACATTCACAGGTTATGGTTCTATATTCGGTAATGAAGATCAAGGTAGCGATATAATGCAAAAAGGTGCATTTACAAAATCATTAGAAGAAAGACCAGCAGGTAAAGTAAAATTATTATATCAACATAAAACAGATGAACCTATCGGTATATTTGAAAGTATGTATGAAGATGAAAAAGGTTTATTTGTTAAAGGTAGATTAGCTATGGGAACTCAAAAGGGTAGAGAATCATATGAATTATTAAAAATGGGAGCTTTAGATGGTATGTCTATAGGATTTAGAGCAGACCCTGAAAAACAAGGTTATAACGAAAACAAAAGAGGCACTAGAACTCTTAAAGAAGTTGACCTTATGGAAATTAGTTTAGTTACGTTTCCAATGAACGAAAGAGCTTTAATTGAAAATGTTAAAGCTAATTCTAAAAGTATTCGAGAGTGGGAAAAAATCTTGCGTGATGCAGGAGGTCTTTCTCGGACAGAGGCTAAGATGGGTGCAAAAGCATTATCTGAATCTTTATCTCAGCGAGATGCTGGTGATGACAATAAACAGTTAGCAACTTTAATTAATAAAGTAGCTAACATTCTTAAACAATAAACATAGAGGATAAATTATGGATAATAACGAAGTAAAATCTGCAGTTGAAACTCTTGGCAAAACATTTGAAACTTTCAAAAAAGCAAACGATGAAAGAATCAAAGAAATAGAAGCAAAAGGTTCAGTTGATCCTATTACTGCTGATAAAGTAAATAAGCTAGAAGCTGATTTAGATAAATTCGCAGACGTAGAAAAAGCAATTAAATCAAATGCTGATTTTCAAAAACAAAGCCAAGAACAACTAGCAAGACTAGAAACTATTGTATCAAGACCGGATTTTGGAAAAGGTTCACAAGTTGAATCAATGCAAAAGAAAGTATTTGATAAATGGATGAGACAAGGAAAAGAAAATCTATCACCTGACGAAGTTAAAGTTTTAACTGTGTCTAATGATAATACAGCAGGTTATTTAGCTCCACCTGAGTACGTGAGAGAAATAATCAAAGGTATTATTGAATTTAGTCCAGTAAGATCAGTAGCTAGAGTTAGATCAACTGCGCAAAGAAGCATACAGGTTCCAAAAAGAACAGGTACTTTCTCTGCACAATGGGTAGCTGAACAAGGTTCAAGATCAGAAACTACAGGATATTCTGTTGGTTTGGAAGAAATTCCAGCTCACGAAGTATATGCTTTAGTAGATATTTCTGAACAAGAACTTGAAGATTCAGTTTTCAATTTAGAAGCAGAAATGAATGCAGAGTTTGTAGAGCAATTTGCAAAAGCTGAAGGAAACGCATTTATTTCAGGCGACTCTGTTGGTAAACCACAAGGTCTAATAAATAACGCAGGTAACAATATAACTACAGCAGTTAATGATGCACTTGGTGCAGATGACTTAATTGGTGCGGCACACAATGTTAAATCAGAGTACATGAGAAATGCTACTTGGATGTTTAACAGATCAACACTTTCTGCAATCAGGAAGTTAAAAGATGGTGCTAACCAATACATCTTCCAACCAGGTCTTTACCAAATGGGCGTAGGTTCAAGTTTACTTGGACATCCAATTGTAGAAGCATCTGACTTAGCTAACATCGGCAATGGTACTAAACCAGTATTATTTGGTGATTTTAGAAGAGGTTATATGATCGTTGATAGAGTAGCTTTATCAATCATGAGAGACCCTTTCACACAAGCATCTGCTGGTAATGTAAGATACATTGCTAGAAGACGTGTTGGTGGACAGGTTATCTTACCTGAAGCAATATCAACAATTACTATTCAATAGTAATAAATTAAAGGAGATATAAAATGTTTGATATAAAAAACAACTTGAAAGTCTTTAAAGGATTTTCTCCACAAACTAGAACAGCGGATATAACTACACAAGCCTGTGACCTACAAGGTTTTTCAGGTGCTATGGTTATAATGCCCGTTGGAGCTAGTGGTGATACATTATCATCAACTGTGTTGTTCACAGTAACACTTTCACATAGTGATGATGATGCAACTTATACTACTGTTACTTCTAATACAGATGTAACAGGCGGTACTTTAGCGTCAGGAGGCGGATGGTTATTACTAGACGCACCTGGAGATGCTAGTAACGTATATGGTATTGGTTATGTAGGTGGAAAAAGATACTTAAAATGCACAGTAACTAAAACTGGCACACACTCTAATGGAACGATTATGGGTGTGGACTTTATTAAAGGAATACCATTATCAGCGCCAGTTTCGACTGACACTAATAGCGGTGTATAGTTTAATAAACTAAATTTTTGGGGGATCCTGCCGAGAGGTATTTCCCCCTTAAATGCAAAAATTTAAAAGGAGTAAAATATGAAAATTAAAATGAAAGAAAACTATGTAGCACAAGCTGATCCAAATGGTGGAAGCACTATGCTATACGAGAAAGATAAAGAATATAATTTTAAAGCTGGATGGCAAGTTAAACTAGGTGCTACAATGATTGATAGAGGAAAAGCAGAAAAATCATTAGTAATTACAGAAAAGAAAATAGTAAAACCAACAGAAACAAAAATTAAAAAAATATTAAAAAAGAAAAAAAAATAGAGGATAAAAACAATGATAAGAAATGTAGGACAAAATTTATTTCCAACAGGATTAGAGTTTGCCGCCTGTCAAGTATCAACATCAACAAATACATCAGCACAAATAACACCAACAGCTAATGTTAATCAGTTGTATAGATTACATAATAGAACAGCTAATAGACTCTCTTTTGCAATAGGTTCAAACCCAACTGCCGCACAAGCAACATCTTGTGCTTTAGTAGGAAGTGAAGTTTTATATGTAAATATACCAACAGGACATAAAATAGCTATCATATCTACCGTTAATGGAACACACGGAGTTATAGAAATAACTGGTTTATTAAATAGCTTATAATAATTGAGGTAAAAAATGTCAGGTCTTAAAATTGATACAGCGTGGAGTACAAAAGCAGTTTCAACAACTGAGGTTAAGACACATTTAAGAATAGATAGTGGCTTTAGTGATGATGATACTTATATTGGAACTTTAATTAACTCAGCACAAGATATAGCAGAAGTATATCTTAATAGAGCTATCACAACTCAAACATTAAGTCTTTTTTTAGACAGACTTCCATTTTACAGCGATATAAAATTACAAGAGGGAATATACACAGCTCCTGATTTAGAATACAATTCAAATTTTATAGTATTACCCAAAGCACCAGTAGCATCTGTAACACACGTTAAATATTACGATAATGATAATAATGCTTCTACTTTTGCATCATCAAATTATTATGTAGATACTATTAGTCAACAAGGTAGAATTGTTTTAAAAACAGGTTCTAGTTGGCCTACAGTATCAGAAACAAGAAATGCTAATGCTTATGAAATAAAATATGTAGCAGGTTATGGTGGGGCATCAGATGTACCTGCACCTATTAAACATGGAATCACAATGTTAGCTGGTCATCTTTATGAAAACAGAGATGCAGTAACAAGCTTATCTGTCAATTCAATCCCTTATACAATTGGAGCAAACTTTCAACCATACAAAGTAGAAAGAATTAACTCAATACTGGGAGGTTGATATGGGAAGTGTTTCACCAGTCGGTAAATTAAGAAACAAAATAACAATTCAAAACACAGCATTATCTAGTGATACTTTTGGTGGTTATACTACAGGTAGAACTACATTTATTACAGCTTTTGCACAAATAAAAGCAAAATCAGGTAAACAAGTATTTAACGAACAATCAGGTGAACAAATAAGTAACCCACAAGATTTTGAGTTTATAATAAGATTTAGATCAGGAATACTAACATCAATGAGAATATTATTTGGTTCAAGAACATTTGATATAAAAAGTATAGAAAATGATAACTTGTATGATAAATATATCAAATTAGTAGCAACAGAAAACGTAGGTACATAATGAAATTTACAGTAAAATTTACAGGAGTAGAAAAAGCAATTGAAGCTCTTGATAAAGTGAAAGAAGATTTAGAAAAAGAAATGCAAAATGTTTTATTGGGTGGCGGTCAATTAATAAGAACTGAAGCTATTAGAAGTATTCAACAGGGTGCTAAAACAGGTAAAACATACAAGAAATATAATCCAACTAGAACACATAAAGCATCAGCACCTGGAGAAGCACCAGCTAGTGATACAGGGTTCTTAGTAAGTAATATAAGAGTTAAAGCACAAAAAGATTTTGTAGAAGTTAGAAGTGAGGCATCGTATAGTAAATTCTTAGAATATGGAACAAGTAAAATGTTACCTAGACCATTTATGTTTCCAGCGTCAGAAAAAAGCAAACCTAAGATAGCAGAGGTATTGTTTCAAAAGATTAAACAAAGTCTAGAAAAGTTTGGTAAATAATGAGTGATCATAGCATACAATTACAGAAAACAATTTTTGATAGTTTAAGTGGTGATAATAACCTTACAAGCACATTAGGTGCTACAGTATATGATTATGTACCTGATTCTTCATCTTTTCCTTATGTAAAGCTAGGTGAGGAAACAGCTCTAGATAATGGAACAAAAAGTTTACAAGGTAATGAACATACTCTTGTCATTCACTCATTTTCAAGGTATAGAGGAAGTAAGCAAATAAAAGAGATTATGAGTAGAATTTACGCTCTGTTGCACGAATCCTCTTTATCTGTTTCAGGAGCAAGTCTTGTCAATTTAAGATTTGAATTTTCTGATGTGATAAAGGAAAATGATGGATTAACATCACACGGATTACAGAGATTTAGAGCAGTAGTTTATGATAATTAAGATAAAAATAAATAAGGAGAAATAAAATGGCAGTACAAAAAGGAAGTAGCTTTTTATTAAAAGATAATAGCACAGGCACTCCAGCAACTATAGGTGGACTAAGAAGTACATCTATGAGTATAAATGGAGAAATGGTTGATGTTACAACTAAAGATTCAAACGCATTCGTTACAAGTGGAAATGATAAAGCAAGAGATTTATTACAAGGTGGTGGAATTAGAAGTATGTCAATATCAGCAAGTGGAGTATTCACAGATTCATCAACAGAAAACATTTTAAGAGGTTTTGCGTTTGATGGAGCAATACAAAATTATGATTTAATTTTTGGTGATGGTTCAAGTGTTAAAGGTGCATTTTTGATAACAAGTTACGAAAGAGCTGGTGAGTATAATGGTGAAGAAACATATTCTGTATCATTAGAATCACATAATACAATAACTTACACTAACGCGTAATTATGATTGAATGGACAAATGGTTGGAAAGTGATTAACTTTGAATTAAATGGCGATCAACATCACGGATTCATTAAAGTAACTAAATTAAAATATATAGTTATTGAATGTAATAAAGATGTTGATTGTCGTCCATTAGATAAAATTACCCTAAATGGTCACGATAATCTTATAGTGCAAAAATTAGTTACTTCAAATAGTAAAGCAGAAATTCATTGTATAGAAGACAACAATGATGAGTTGAAGAAATCAATATCAACAAAGAAAAAACTAAAGAAAGCATTAGGAGATGACAATGAACAAATACAAGGGTGAGATAAGTCGTAAGTTTGGTGATAAAGAAAGATTATTTAGACTTACATTTGAGAACATAGTAAATATAGAACACAGAACAGGAAAGTCTGTAATGGATGTAGCAAGATCAATTGCAGAACAAAAATTCTCTTTAAGTGATATATCAGTTATTTTGCACGAGGGTCTATTAGGTGCAAAAGGTAAGTTTACACATATTGCAGTTGGTGATATGATAATACAAACTGGTTTAACAACTTCTGCTGTAACAGCAGGGGAAGTTTTAGGTACAATCTTTGCTGGGGAAGACGAAGACTCCCCAAAAGCAGAGGTGGAGAATCAAGAAGCTATTACCCCATCCAAGACTATCTAGAGATTGGATTAGGATTCCTCCATATGACACCTGAAACCTTTTGGGGTTGTAGTGTTAAAGAATTTACGTCTGCTATGGAGGGCTACAGTATGAAAGTAAACAAAGGCAAAAAATCTCAACCAGTATTAAAGGATGAGATGGAAAGTTTAATGAGGAGATTCCCTGACTAATGGCAAATCAAGCAACAATAACAGTAGAATTAAGATCCAAATCAGAAGAATTTGAGAGAAAGTTTAAGAAATCTACAGATACAGTAAAAAAGAAAACTAAAGAAATTAGTGATGCAACTAAGAAAGCTGGAACTGCGGCAGGAAAATTTCAAGATAAATTTAGAAGAGCTTCTCAATCAATAGCGGCAATACAAGGACCCTTAGGACCAGTAGCAGGTAGGCTTACTTCATTAGGAACTATTATAGGTAATGTTGGAATTAAAACAGCAATAGCAACATTATCATTTGCGGCATTGGCTTTTGGTTTAGGTAAAGCAGTTGCCGCTGGTTCTAGAGCTGAAAGACAATTTAAAAGACTATCAGGTATTTTGAAAGCAACTGGTGGTGCGGCAGGTTTAAGTTTACTTGATATAGAATCATTAGCATCAGAGATTGGTATAAATACATTAGCTAGTACACAAGAGATTAGAGATGCGGCAGGTGTATTATTAACCTTTAAATCAATTACAGGAGATACATTTAGAGAAGCTTTAAGACTATCACAAGATTTAGCTGAAATAGGTTTTGGTAGTGCTAAAAGTGCGGCAATGCAATTAGGTAAAGCATTAGAAGAACCTGAAGTTGGTCTATCAGCCTTAAGACGTGTAGGTGTATCTTTTAATGAAGATCAAAAAGAACAAATTAAAACATTTGATTTTTTAGGTGAAAAAGTTAAAGCACAAACAGTTTTATTAGGAGCTTTAAAAGGTCAAGTAGAAGATGCTGGTAAAAATGCTGCAGGTGGTTTAGCAGGTGCTTTAGATACTTTAAATGAACAATTTACAATATTTATAGAAAACAATGTAATTACACAAGGTGTACTTACAATAGTAACTGGATTAATGAGAGGTCTTAATGCAGTATTTGGTACTTTTGAGGGTACATTAAGAGGTTTAAGTGAAGTTGAATTAGATGAAGAATTAAAAAAAATAAATGATGAATTAGAAAAACAAGATAAAATATATAAATCTTTATCAATGGATATGGATTCACAATTAATTGTAAGTCAAAAAATTGATTCATTAAATAAAGAAAAAGCTATTGTAGAAGCAAGACTTACAAAAAATGAAGAAAGCAAACAGAGATCTGCGGCAAAGGCGGCTATTCTAGCAAAGAATAAATCAGGATTTGAAAAGCTACAATTAGATCAACAAAAGAAAAGAGAACTTGCATCACGTAGAGAAATAGAAGATTTAGGTAAAACAGAATTAGAATTAAGAAAACTTGCTATGGCAAGAAAAATAGAAGATGCACTATTAGCTAAAAAGATTACAGATCAAGGAGTAATAAATAAAGCCATACAAGAAGCAACACAAAATATAGATTTATTAGCAACAAGAACAGAAAGATTTAATGAGATACAAAAAGCTCTAGATGGTATAGCTGATGGTGTAGCTAAAACATTTGAAACAACTGGTAATAAAATATTTGATGCTTTTGCTAGAGGTGAAACAGGTGCTTTAAAATTTAAAGATATTTTAAGACAAGTATTTATAGATTTACAAAAAATGTTATTTCAAGTGTTAGTAATGGATAGACTAACAAAAGCTGTTAGAGAGGGAATATCAGGTAGTGGTAGTTTATCAAAATTTATTGGTGGAATGTTTATAAAAGGTGGAGCTACAACTGCTACAGAGGGTAGTCACGCATCAGGAGGAACTATACAAGCTAACAGACCATCATTAGTTGGTGAAAGAGGACCTGAGTTATTTGTTCCTGGAAGTGCTGGTGTAATTAAAAATAATGCAGATTCAAAATCAATGATGGGTGGAGGAGGAGGTGTTCAAATAACACAGAACTTAAATTTTGCTTTAGGTGTAACAAACACAGTAAGATCAGAAATAGCAAATATGTTGCCAACTATCCAACAATCAACTATATCAGCAGTAGCAGATGCTAAATTGAGAGGTGGTAAATTTGCAAAAGCATTCGGAGGATAATTATGGCAGTATTTACACCAACATACCCATTAACATTTCCAACTGTTGTTGGGGTACAAACACAAAGATTTTCATTAGTTAGAACTGTAGCAGTATCTACCAGTCCATTTACAGGTCAAGACCAAGTCGTTCAACACGAGGGTGAATACTGGACTACACAAATTAAATTTCCACCAATGTTAAAAGTAAACGCATCAGTTGTATTAGCTTTTCTTTTACAATTAAGAGGTAGGAGAGGTACTTTTAGTATAGGTGATCAAGACAGAAAAACCATACAAGGAACAGCCACAGGGACTGTCAGAGTCAATGGAGCAAGTCAAGTGGGTAATCAGGTAGCTTTAGATGGTTTTACAGCTAGTAGAGCAAATGTATTCAAAGCTGGTGATTATATACAAATAGGTTCTTATATGTATATGGTAACTGCCGATGTAAGTGCCAATGGTTCAGGTGAAGCAGATGTTAAAGTAGAACCAGCATTAAGACAAGGTATAGAAACAATAGCTAATGATGCTACTGTTACTTACACCAATGCAAAAACAATAATGAGATTAGATAATAACGAAACTGGTTGGGATACAGACCAAGTAAGTAAATATGGAATTACATTATCAGCAACAGAGGCACTATAATGAACTTTGCAGACCTTTTAAAAAAAAATTTTATATTTATACCAGTAGTAGCTTCAATATTGGTTGGGGGATTTACTTCAGTAAAGTATGTTTTAAATTTAACAACAACTATTAATGCAAGTAAGATTACTATTATTAAATTAGAAAGTGAATTATCAGTAGCAAAAAAAGAAATAACAGATATGAATACAAGATTATCATCAGCAGAAGCAACTTGGCAGATGGCAGAGAACCTTTATAGAAATCTAGCTGACCAAGTACGTGAACACTCATATGATATTAAGGATTTAAACAGATAGGATTTATGGTAAATGAAATACTTAGAAAATTATATAATTACATTTTTACTAGCAACTATAATTATAGCTGGATTAACAAGTGATGCTTCATCAAAAAATGAGTATCTTAATGAGTATGGTGCAAGATGTGGAGATTTTGAAGTAACAACAGAAAGACGTGATACTGATTATAACTATAGTGAAAATAGTACACACGAAGATGAATATGTTAGATTTACTTATAGAAAGTATTTAGGCACAGATTGTAAGACACAAAAAGAAAACGTAAAGTTAAAACAACAGCTAGAATTAATGAAAATGTGTGGTAGAGTTAATGGTAATCCTACATTAAAGCATAACCCTGAATTTAATCTTTTAGTAAGTAAATGTAGAGGTATTGCTCCTACAAGTCTTGATAACAGACCTGATGATGATAACAGTCATTGGGATTTAATGAAAGATACATATAAGAAAGAAAATCCTGATGTAAAAATAATGGGTGATAAAAAAATTATGAAGAAACCATCTAAATCTTATGATATACCCTTACCTGAATGAGCTTAAGATTTAAAAAATTAATTGTTAAAATGAGAATGTGGTATGCTGATATAAGAGGTCATCACGGAAAAAGATGGGATTATGAACCTGGAGATCATTATATGGGTATGGATAAAAGTAAAAAGCATAGAAATATACCTTAGAAATATTCTAAAGTAGAAAATAAAGGTTAAAATGAAAGTAAGTGAAAATACAAATATACAATTACCTTTAAGGAATTTACTTTCTATTATTGTTGCAGTTGCAGTTGCAGTTTGGGCATACTTTGGAATTATTGAAAGACTTAATACTATTGAAACAAATGGTAAATTAATGATTTCAGATGTTAATGAAAATACTGAATTTAGAATAAAGTGGCCACGTGGAGAACTAGGCACACTTCCTGCAGATGCAGAACAATATTTATTAATTGAAAATACTTTAGTTGAAGTTGAAAAATTAACTATAAGAATTGATGATATGATGAACAACAAAGTCAATATAGAAAGATTAATTAAAGATGTTGATAAAGTCACAGAACAACTAGAAATATTAAAAGATAAGGTAAGAGCAAATGGAAAGGAACACTAGAAAAATATTAGAATATATAATTGAAAGACAAAGAAAAGAAAAACAATTAGATTTAATCAAATTAAGAAAAGAAGTTGATATTGGTGCTACAGGCACACAAAGATATAGAATTAAATATGGTCCAAACAAAGGTAAAGTATTATGATAGAAACAGTAGTAGCTTTACTTATGATTGTAAATGGCGAGATTAAAGAACATAGAATACAAGAAACGATGTCAAAATGTTTAAAAGGTAAAAGGATTGCTCAAAGAGTTTATAATGCTAATGTTCAATATCAATGTATTAAATCATTGGCAGAAACAGAAATTTATGTAGGCAAAAAATCAATTAAAAAAATAATTATTAAGGAATAAAATGGCTAGAAGTATAACAACGGCTTTTAATAATGCAATAGTTAGTCAGGTTGTAAGACCATTTTTAGCTTGTGAATTAGAATTTAGTACAGGAACATTAAGATTTTGGAATGGTTATGGAGATTTAACTATGACTGCTGGTGGTTCTTCTAATAACTTTACAGGTTTAGGTGATTTAATGAACGTAAGTGCTGTTTCAGAAAGCGATCAAGTAGAAGCTATTGGTGCAACACTAGGATTAACAGGTATTAAATCCAGTTTAATATCAGCGGCACTATCTGCAAATTATACAAATAGAAATGCCAGTATATTTTTTGGTTTATTTGATACAAGTAAATCAATAATTGCTGACGTATATACTTTATTCAAAGGTAAAATGGATATAATGAAAATTGATGAAGGACCGGAAACAGCAACTATTCAATTAAGTTTAGAAAACAGATTAATAGTTTTAGATAGACCAAAAGAAAGAAGATACACTCACGAAGATCAACAACTTAGTTTTACTGGTGATTTAGGTTTAGAGTTTGTGCCTGACTTACAAGATAAAGAAATTATTTGGGGCAAGAAAGGATCATAATGAGAATAGAAAACTGGGATACAAAGTTATCAGATTATATACAAAAACAACAATTAGTTAAATTTAGAAGAGGTAAAACAGATTGTGTTAATTTTGTTATTGGTGCTATTGAAACAATTACAGGAAAGATTGTATTTGAACAAGAATACAATTCATTAAAAGATGCTAAAAAAATAATACAAGAATTAAATAAAAAAGACTTATTAGATATAGCAAAAGATATTGCTAAAGAAAATAATTTTGAGTCTATAGGTTGTGTATATGCACAAAGAGGTGATGTTGTTTTTTTAAAAACAAATGAAGAACTTGGAGGAACTCTAGGTGTGTGTATTGGTCAGAAAAGTATTTTTAGAGCAAAAGCAGGTGTAGAAACGAGAAATACTACTACTTGTGATTATGCTTGGAGGATTGAGTAATGGGAAGTAAAACAGTAAAAACAGCATTAGTAGTTGCCGCAGTTGCTACAGGATTTGCAGCAATACCAGCAATTGGTCCATCAGGATTGGTTACAAGTATATTTGGAAGCGGTAAAGTAGCTGGTCTTGTTGGAACATTTATAGTATCTGCTGGTTCTCAACTTATTTTGGGAGCTGTAAACAAAAAATTAGCACCTGATATTAATATACCTGAAATAGGGACAAACTTACAACAAGGCACAATGGTTACAGCTAAATCAGGTGTAGCCCCACAAAGAATTATATATGGTAAAACAAGAGTAGGTGGAACTATGGTTTATGCTGAAGCTACAGGTTCTACTAATGAATTTTTACATATTATTATTACAGTTGCTGGTCACGAAATAAACAATATAACAAAAGTATTTTTCAATGAAGATGAGGTTCCATTAACACAAGATGGTTCTGACTCTAATGGTATTGGTAGATTTAATCCATCTAGTGGAAATCAATACGAGGGTAAAGCTAGAATTAAAAAACATTTTGGTGCTGATGCTCAACTTGCTGATGCTGATTTAGTAAGTGATATTTCACAATGGACAACAAATCATAGATTAAGAGGAATAAGTTATCTTTATGTAAGATTAAACTTTGATAAAGATGTTTATACTAATGGTGTTCCAAATATTACATTTGAAGTAGAGGGTAGAAAAGTATTTGACCCAAGAAGTAGTGCAACAGCTTTTTCCACTAATCCAGCTTTATGTATTAGGGATTATTTATTAAATGCAAGATTTGGTTTAGAAGCAGATGCAACTGAAATAAATGATACAAACTTTTCAGCAATAGCAAATACTTGCGATGAAAATGTTACTATTACTAATCCATCAGGTACAGAAAAAAGATTTAGTATGAATGGTACATTTAACTTAGATAAATCACCGAAAAGCATTTTAGAAAATATGCTTTCTTCAATAGCAGGACATTTAACATATTCCAATGGTCAATTCAAATTAAGACCAGCAGTATTTGAAACAGCAAGTGTAACACTAGATGAAGAACATATTAGAAGTGGTATTACATTAAATACAAGAATATCTAAAAAAGAATTGTTTAATGCTGTTAAAGGTCTTTATTCAGAACCAGCTAATAATTATCAACCACAAGATTATCCAGTATTAACAAATTCTACATTTGAATCAGAAGATAATTCAGAAAGAATATTTGGTGAGTTTAATTTTCCAATGACAACATCTTCTCATACTGTTCAAAGATTAGCTAAAATACAGTTGTTAAAAGCAAGACAGCAAATAAGTTTTACAGCTACATTTAATTTAAAAGCATTCCAATTAGATATTGGAGATACAGTACAAATTACAAATAGTAGATTAGGATTCACAAATAAAACTTTTGAAATCTCAAATTGGGCATTTGCAATGGCTGGAGGTTCAGATGCTCCAATACCAACTGTATCGTGTGAATTTAGAGAAACTGCTAGTGCTGTATATGATTTTGCAACAAGTGATTATTCTACTGTATCAAGTGGTAAATCAACAAACTTACCTAATGCAACTACTGTATCAGCACCACAAGCTATTACATTAACAGATGAACTTGTAGCTTATAACGATGGTACTGTAATTGTAAAATTAGTAATAGTATTAACAGCTCCAACTGATAACTTTACAGATATATTTGAGGTGGAAGTTAAGCAAGATACAGATGCTGATGGTACTGCTGTAAGTCCTGCTGATACTTTTAAATTAATTGGTAGAGGTGCTAGAACTAAATATGAGTTTTTAAATGTAATTGATAAAGCTACTTATTCTGTTCGTGCTAGAGGTGTAAATATCTTTGGTGTAAACTCATCATCTATTACAGCAAGTAGGAAAATTATTGGACAAATAGCACCCCCTGCAGATGTAGAAAACTTTGCTTGTAATATAGTTGGAAAAGAAGCTCATTTAAGTTTTGACCCTGTTCCTGATTTAGATTTATCACATTATAGAATTAACTATAGTCCATTAACTACAGGTGCTGAATGGCAAAACTCAATTGTATTAGTAAAGAAATTATCAAGACCAGGTACTTCAATTGTAGTGCCAGCAAAAACAGGTACATACTTAATCAAAGCAGTAGATAAACTTGGTAACGTATCTATTAATGCAACTAGTGTTGTAACACAAATTACTACAATTGGTGATTTTACAAATCTTTTAACAGATAATCAAAATCCTAATTTTCTTGGAACAACAGATGATACTGTAGTAACAGTATTAGAAGACGGAGCTAAAGCCATTATATTGAAAGGTAATCAACTTTTTGATGATGTATCAGGTAATTTTGATTCTATAACATCAACCTTATTTGATGGTGGGGAAAATGCTACAGTAAAATCATCAGGCACTTATGCTTTTTCAGATACTATTGATGCTGGAGCAATTGTAACTACACAAATTACAGCTACATTAGAACAACAAGTAGTAGATAGAGCTAGAATATTTGATTTTATATCAGGTGATTTTGATGATCAACCATCTAACTTTGATGGTGATGCTAATACTAATTGTTCATCTGAGCTACAAATATCTGTTTCTGATGATAATTCAACTTTTTCAACATTTCAAGATTTTACCATTGGTGATTATACAGGTAGATACTTTAAATTTAGAGTATTGCTAACATCAGATAATGGAACTGCTACACCTATAGTAACAGCAGTTGGTGTGGTTTTAAGATTAGAAGCATTTATTAACTCTCAAAATGATATAGCTTCAGGTGCAACTACAAAATCAGTAACTTATCCAAGAGCTTATAGATTAGGAAATAGTATTGCTATTACATTATCTATTCAAAATATGTCTTCAGGTGATAAGTATGCTATTTCAAATAAATCAACTACAGGATTTGATATTGCTTTTCAAAATAGTGGTGGATCAGGAGTATCAAGAACATTTGATTATCAGGCAAAAGGAGTATAATATATTGTTGATTATAAAAACAACTGATGATATAGGATAAGTTATGGCACAACACGATTATATTATTGCGAATCAGGGTTTTCCATCTTTTAGAAGCGATCTAAACAGTGGTCTATCTGCTATAGTAACAAATAATAGTGGTGCTTCAGAACCATCAACTAAATATTCAGGTATGATTTTTGCTGATACTAATACATCAAACAAAATAATTTTTAAATATTATAATGGAACAGCTTTTGTATCTGTGTTTGAAGTAGCAACAAATGCGGCAACAGCATCTATACCATCAACAGTAAATATAGAGGGGGAAAGCGATCCAAATGCAATTCCTTTCGCAATAGCTTTAGGAGGCTAATAAACAATGGCAAATAATTTTCTATCAACAGAAGTAACTTTAGCAAATGGTAATGAAACAGATATTGTTACTACAACAGCAAATAAACAAATTCTTATTGGCTTTACTGCCGCTAACAAAACTACAACAGCATTAACATTAACTGTTAAAATGAACGATGGTTCAAGTGATTTTGTAATAGTAAATGCAGTATCAATACCACCAAACTCAAAAATTGAAATTTTAAAAGGTAAATTTGTATTAGGCGCAGGATATAAATTAAAAGCCACATCTAGTAATGCTTCAGGACTTGTTGATATTATAATGGGCTTATTAACTGACGTATCATAAGGAGTAATTATGAAAGAAATTGATGATGTAGTTTATGTCGGTCAAGAAGTTGGTATAGATAACGTAGATTGTTATCACAAAAAAGATTTAAAAAGAAATGTGTTTATAGATGGTAATTCTAATGCAGTATTTGCAGGACCATTTACAGTTTCAGGTACATTAACAATAGCTTCAGGAGCAACAGTAGTAATAGTATGAGTAAGATAGAAGTAAATACAGTAGATGTACAATGTGGATCAACTTTAACTTTAGGGTCAGCAGGTAAAACAGTTGCTATTGCATCAGGTGCTTCTACAAGTGGTATGGGTCGTACTGGTACAGTAGATTGGTGTACAACAGCTAAAACCAGTCCATTGACAGCAGTTAGTGGTAAAGGATATTTTATAAATACAACAGGGGGTTCAGTTACAGTTACCTTACCTAGCTCACCAACAGCAGGTGATATTATTGCTATTGCTGATTACACAAATACTTTTCAAACAAATGCAGTAACTGTTGGAAGAGGTGGTTCTAAAATTGGTGGAGTATGTGCTAATGCAAGTTTAGAAACACAAGGTCAATCAGTAACTTTTGTTTATGTAGATGCAACAGAGGGTTGGAAAAATATACAAGATTCAACATCAAATGTAACAGGTGAAACTTTTTTATCAGCATCAGGTGGAAACGCAACAGTAACTTGTGGTAATTTTAAAACACACATTTTTACAGGATCAGGAACTTTTACAGTAAATTCTATTTCAGGATCATCTTCAAATAATAATGTAGATTATCTAGTTGTAGCAGGTGCTGGAGGTTCAGGAACAGGAAGTGGTGGTGGAGGTGGTGGAGGAGCTGGAGGATTTAGAGTATCTAATAGTTTAAGTTTACCAGCACCAACAATGTCACCATTAGTAAGTCCAACTGGTTTGCCAGTTACAGCAACAGGTTATCCAATAACTATTGGTGCTGGGGGTGCAGGATCACCAAATGGATCAGCTGTTTCTAATAATGGAACAAATTCAGTTTTTAGTACAATAACATCTGCTGGAGGTGGAGGAGGTGGAGCTTATAATCCAGCTTTAGGTTTAAATGGTGGTTCAGGAGGTGGAGGTGGTGATCCTGATAGTCCTCCATCAAATGCAGGAGGTTCAGGTAATACTCCAGGAGTTAGTCCACCACAAGGTAATAATGGTGGTTCAGGTTCACCTCCAGGAGGAAGTGATACCCCACAAGCAGGTGGTGGTGGAGGAGGTGCAGGTGGTGTAGGAACAGCAGGAACACAACCAAGTACAGGAGGTGCAGGAGGAGTAGGTTCATATGTTTCAAATTCATTTATAAGTCCAGCCGCACCAAGTTATGGAACAGCAGGTCCAGTTTCAAGTGTAAGATACTTTGCTGGAGGTGGAGGTGGAAGTGCCGCAAACAATGCTGGAGCAGGAGGTGCTGGAGGTGGTGGTGCTGGGTCAAGTGGAACTGGTAATACAGGAACAGCAAATACAGGTGGCGGAGCAGGTGGTGCAAAAACTGATCCTGATGTTGCTAATAGAAGTGGTGGATCAGGAATAGTAATGATTAGATATAGATTTCAATAAGGATTAAATTATGACAAGTACAATTAAAGTAAATACAATAACATCGTGTGGTTCAACACTCACAATAGGCGGAGCAGGTAAAACTGTTTCTATTGCCTGTGGAGCAACTACATCAGGAATGGGTAGAGCAGGAGCAGTTGATTGGTGTGCAACTATTTATACTAACAGTCCAGGAACTGTAACTGGTGTAAGTGGTAAGGGTTATTTTTTGAATACTACTTCAGGTGCAATAACAATAAATTTACCATCTTCCCCATCAGTTGGAGATATAATTTCAATAAAAGATTATGCTAATACTTTTGATACTAATAAAACTACAATAGGAAGAGGAGGATCAAAAATATATGGTACTTGTTTAGATGCAGAATTAACAACAGAGGGTCAAACTGTAACTTTGATTTATGCAGATTCAACAAAAGGTTGGATAAATGTTCAGAATGATACAACAGTTCAAGGAAGTCAATTTTTGACTGCAACAGGTGGAACTATTACAACAAGTGGTGATTATAAAATACATACTTTTAATGCAGATGGAAACTTTGTAGTTTCAGGAGTAGGTCCAGCAGGAGTAGGAAATAAAACATCTTATTTGGTAGTAGCAGGTGGAGGAGGTGGAGCAGGTAATCCAGGAACTTCTGATGGTTCATCAGGTGGAGGAGCAGGAGGTTTTAGAGAGGGTAAATGCTCTAGTGACCCATATACAGATAGCCCTTTAGATTCAGGTACAGCTTTAACAGTTACAGCGCAATCATACCCAATTACAGTTGGAGGCGGTGGAACTGCTGGACCAGCTACTCTTTATGGAGGAAAAGGTAATAATTCAATTTTTAGCTCAATAACATCTACAGGTGGTGGAGGTGGTCAATACCCAGCACCACCTTATGCACCAGCAACTAATAGAAATGGTGGTTCAGGTGCAGGTGCGGCCGCATCAGGTAATGCTTCAGCAAATCAAGTTGGAACTGGTAATCAACCACCAGTATCTCCTGCACAAGGAAACAATGGTGGAAATTATATAAGTGATGGTGCCAGTGCCGCAGGTGGTGGTGGTGGAGCAGGTGCTGTTGGAAGTAATGCTCCAGGACCTACAGTAGGAGGTGCTGGTGGTGCAGGAGCAACAACTTCTATCAATGGATCACCAGTACAAAGAGCAGGTGGTGGAGCTGGTGCTACATATCCAAATGGAACAGGTGGTACTGGTGGAGCAGGTGGTGGAGGTGATGCAGGTGGATCACCAGGAAATCCAAATCCAGGAGGTCAATCAGCAACAGCTAATACTGGAGGTGGAGGTGGTGCTAGTAGAGCTACTCCAAGTGCGCCAACTTCAGGAGGTGCAGGTGGATCAGGCGTAGTAATTATAAGATACAAATTTCAATAGGTAATTTATGAGTGAACTTAAAGTAAATAAAATCACTCCAAAAACTGGCACAACAGTACAGTTGGGAGAATCAGGAGATACAATAACAATACCAGCAGGTGCTACATTAACTAATAGTGGTACAGCAACTGGCTTCGGTTTATCTTTTTGCACGACTGTTAAAAGTTCTCCATTCACAGCAACAGCTAATAAAGGTTTTTTAATTAATACAGGATCAACAGTTACAGTAACTTTACCAGCTTCACCAAGTGCTGGTGATGAATTAATAATTGTAGATCAAACAGGTCAAGCGGCAACAAACAATATAACACTTGCTAGAAATGGAAGTAAATTAAAAGGTGGTTGTATTGATGGAACAATAGAAATTAATAGAGGTGGTTTAAGATTAGTTTATTCAGGAGCACCTCAAGGTTGGATTACAGCAACAGCAGGTAATGACGCAACAGCAGTCACAGAAAAATTTGTTACAGCAAGTGGTGGTGCAGTAACTACGAGTGGAAATTTTAAAATACATACATTTACATCAGACTCAACATTTACAGTAACTTGTGGTGGAAATCCAGGAGGGTCAAACACAGTTTCTTATGTAGTAGTTGCAGGTGGTGGTGGTGCAGGTGGTGATGGTGGAGGCGGAGGTGGTGCTGGTGGTTATAGAGAGGGTTTAGGTTTAAATGATTCTTTTACAGGTTCACCATTAAGAAGTCCAACAGGTGTACCAGTTTCTGCAAGTCCAGGAAGTTATCCAATTGTAGTAGGAGGTGGAGGTGCTGGAGGTTCACAACCAGCAACAGGAGCAGTAGGAAGTAATTCAAGTTTTTCAACAATAATATCAGCAGGTGGTGGTATAGGTGGTGGAAGAGGTGCGGCAGGAAATGGTGGTTCAGGTGGAGGTGGACAAAGAGGTTCACCACAAACAGGTGGCACAGGAAACACACCCCCAGTTTCACCAGCACAAGGAACTAATGGTGGTAATGGTGGTCCACCGAATGGTGGCGATGGTGGAGGTGGTGGTGGTGGTGCTACAGTTGCAGGTTCAGTAAATGCTACTTGTTGTGGAGGTGCAGGAGGTGCAGGCGCAACTTCCGTAATTAATGGAACTCCAACTGCAAGAGCAGGTGGCGGAGGAGGTGGAGCAACACCTGCCCCATCTACAAAAGGTGCTGGAGGTGCAGGAGGTGGAGGTAATGGTTCAGGTTGTGGAACTTCAGGAAATGCAACATCTGCTACAGCTAACACTGGAGGTGGTGGAGGAGGATCATCA